AATTCCCCAGCAATTAAAATATTAAAAAAATATTTTGTTAATTCTGAGTTAGGGAAAGAATATAAATTATATGAGACTGTATTTAAATCAAAAAATGTTAGTGAATCAAAAGCTAATATTACTTTAAATACTGTAGTCGAATCTTCTAAAAAACTTAATCGTACTAGATTAAGAAAAGAAAAATATAATCTTATTAAAGAACTTAAGGAACATTATAATGTAGAAGATTTATTTCAAACTAAACTTCATGATTATAAGGCCCAAGCTGCTTTATATGTTTTATTTGAATCATATAATAAAGAAACAGGCACAGATCCAAATCAAATTATTGACAATAAAGTAACATTATTAGAACATTTAACAACCTCACCAATTGAAAGAGATGAAGTTAAAGAAAATGTTATCGAAGAATTTAAATCATACGATAAAGATCTTAGAACACTAACATATAAAATCATGTTAGAGAAGTTTAATGATAAGTATGTAGATTTAAACAATAGACAAAAACATATACTTAAAGAATTTATTGAATCTGTAGATTCTACTCCACGTTTAAAAGAATTTTATAATTCTGAAGTTAAATATATTCAAACTAAATTAACAGAAGAAATTGCTAGAACTAAAGATGAAGCAATTAAAATTAAGTTGCAAGAAGTTTCTAAATTAATTGTTGAATTAGATAAAAGATGTAAAGTAAATAGTAATCATTTAGTTGATTTACTCCAATACCATAATCTTTTAGAAGAACTTACCACAACACATGAGTAAATTTAAATATAATCTTAAAGAAGCTCCTCAACCACCTGCTATAAAAGGTGCTAAAGTTGGAGACGTTAAAGTTAATAATGGAGTAAAATCAACTATAACTAATATAGATTCAGAAACTGGAGCTATTTCTTGGGATGTTGACTATATTCCAGATGTAGGAGAATTAGTAAAAGATGCCAATGAATTAGCAAAAACCTCTAAAGAAGTTGCTGTTAAGGCTAAAAATGATTCTAAATTTAGAGACATTTATGATGACGTTAAATTATTAAGAAATAAAATTAGAACTCACGTTCGTAATAATTACCCTGAAGAGTATAGAAAAGCTGTGGGTTTTAACGAAGAAATAGTAGATGAAATGTCTACTACAGGTGGTGGAGCAGGTGCTGCTTCATTTACAGGTGGAACTGGAATGCAATATGCTACACCTTATGCTTTTAAGAAAAAAAAGAAAAAAATTGATGAAGGAATTGGTGCTGATTTAGGCCCAGGTCCCAAAGCAAGTGAAGATGGGGTTAAAGATAATGCTTATGTTAAACAATTTAAGTATAAATTAGTACCTAAAGATAAAAATGGAAACTATGTTCAGAAGGGATCTGGATTAGAAGTTAAGCAATTATTTGAAGCTGAAAGTGCAAGTGAATTTCAAAAAAAAAGAATAGCTGCATTTGATCAAGTAGAACAAGGACTTAATGATATTTATAAAATGTTAAGCAATGCTAAAAATGAAACTGTAGAATATTATAATGATAATGAATCATCGTATTCTGTAGTAAAACCAACAGATTTAGTTTTAGATTACGTCAAGGATATAAAAGACTTATTAAAATAAGAATAAAATGAAACAAAAAACATTACAAGAACAGTACAATTTAATTTCTGAAGGAAAAGGAAATAAAGAAGTATTTATGAAAGCTGCTAAAAGACAGTTTCCTAACTTAGTTCGCAATGCAGCTACATTGACTGAAACTGTAGCTAGTCTAAAACATGGACATATAATTACAGAAGGTATCTCATTAGGCATGGGAAATTCAGCTAAAAATACCAACCCAGATTGGTTTTCTATATTTGATGAAAATATGAATTTAGTAGCTGAGGAAGCAAAAGCAGTAGAGAAAAAACCTACCAAAGAGGTTACTGACATGGAAACTGCTGGGTATGATTATAAAGATGAAAATGATATTAATAACATGAATTTCGAAGAATTTCTTCGTGGTTATTATACAGAAATGAAAAATCCTAAAAATGCAGATAAAACAGAGCAAGAATTAAAAGACATAGTAAAAAAGAATTTAGAGAAAAATCCTTTATTTTATGTTGAAGATGCTCAATTTGGTCTTGAAGGAATTGGATATAAAGAAGAATTACCTGGTTTAGGTAAAGGTAAAATGATTAAAGATGCTGGTAAAGGTGGTGGATATGGAGAAGCTACTAAAAAAGATTACCCTGAAGGAGAAGTTGGTACTGGTTATTTAGAAATTAAAGAAAATAAAGTGATATCATTAGTAGATTTAATGGAAAGTATGCCATTAGGAGAAAAAGCACCTTCAAAGCCTAAAGCTAAAAAAGTAAAAAAAGAAACAACAGATTCTAAATTATCTGAAATTGAAAAAAATGGTAAAATTGCTACTTTAGAAATGCAAATTGAAGCCCTTGAAGAAATAATTTCAAGTAAAAATGAAAGATTATCTATGGTATCAGAAGATGAAAGTTTATCTGAATTAGTAGATAAAAAGAAAATGAAGGAAATGCAAAAAGAAATTAAGCTTTTAGAAAAAAGAAAAGCTGGTATTGAAAAATTGTATGAAAAAATGTGTGGTAAATCTTACACAAAGAAAGAAATAGTAGACGAAACCCAAAACGAAGACTAATATGTCAGCATTATTAACCGAAACTCATTTATTTAAGGCAAACCCTGTATTTTTAACAGAAGGTAAAGTATCCGACAGAGGTTTACCTTTAGTTGAAGGTATTTTAGCCACAGCAGAGGTTAAAAATGGTAATGGTAGATATTACTCTAGAGATTTATGGGAAAGAGAGATAGATAAATACATGCCTTTAGTTAAAGAAAATAGAGCAATGGGTGAATTAGACCACCCAGAATCTTCAGTAATTAACTTAAAAAATGTATCACATAACATTTCTGATATGTGGTGGGATGGAGATAATGTAATGGGTAAAATTGAAATATTACCTACACCATCAGGAAATATCCTAAAAGCATTAATTGAATCAAACATTACAGTAGGTGTTTCATCTCGTGGTATGGGTTCATTAAAACAAATGGGTGAAGTAATGGAAGTACAAGATGACTTTGAATTACTATGTTGGGATTTCGTATCAACACCATCAAACCCAGATTCGTTTATGCATTTAGTAAATGAAGGTTTAGATTTTTCTAAACAAACAGATTATAAAAAAGTTAATTCTATTATATCCGAAATACTTTGCTCCAACGGACAATGTCCGATTATATAACCCTCCCCCCCTTAGGATAGTATCCTAAGACCTAAGCCCGCGAAAGCGGGCTTTTATTTTCCTTTGCGACTTTAAGATATTTTTACATACGTATCAACATAATATGTCATTTCTGATATGACATTAATCAAATTATAATCCCCATTACGTTTCTTGAATAAACGTAGTTCCAAAAACAAATTTTAGGAAAATGAACAGACAATTTTTACAAGAGGCTATTGCCGATGCTAAAGCTGTAAAAGAATCAGCTATAGCAAATGCCAAAGTCGCTCTTGAAGAAGCGTTTACTCCACAACTACAATCTATGTTCGCTAGTAAAATAGAGGAAATGGATAAAGAAGATATGGATGAAGGCTACGACGAGATGGACGAAGGTAAAGACGATGCTGAAAAGATGGAAGAGAAAATGTCAGATCCCGTAATGCGTAAAGGTTTAAAAGGTGATAATGAAGCCGAAAAAGAAACTGAAAAAATGCGTGAAGAAAAAGAAATGGATGAAGACATGGACTTAGACGAAATTTTAGCAGAGTTAGAAAAAGATGAGCTCGAGGAAGACGCTCGTACAGACGCCGAAGAAGAAGGCTATTTGGATGGTATGAAGGACGAAAAAGAGGACTTGAAAGAGGACGAACGTACTGATGCTGAAGAAGAAGGCTACTTAGACGGAGAAAAAGACGAGAAAGAAGACATGGAAGATAAGGAAGATGAAGACATCGACCTTGAAGATATGTCTGAAGATGACCTTAAAGCATTTATCGAAGACGTAATTGAAGATATGGTTGGAGCTGGCGAATTAGAAGCTGGTGAATCATTCGAAGATGACGTTGATGTAGAAGTAAGCGACGAAGGAGAAATCGAAGTCCAAGATGACGAAGAAGTTTCCGTTGACGTTTCTGAAGCAAAAGAAGAAGTAGAAGAAGGTGATGATGAGATGTATGAAATGAAGAAAGATTTAGATGAAGCAATGAATGTTATTGCAACATTAAGATCAGAACTCAATGAAATCAACTTATTAAATGCTAAACTTCTCTACGCTAACAAAATCTTCAAATCTAAAAACTTAACTGAGTCACAAAAGGCTAAAGTATTAGGTGCATTTGACAAAGCAACTACAGTTAAAGAAGCAAAAATAGTATATTCTACTATTTCTGAAAACCTCGTTACTAAAAAGAAAACAGTAAACGAAAGTGTAATCGGAAGAGCTTCTAAAACTAGTATTACTCCAAAAGTAACTAAGAAAAGACCAATTGTTGAATCAGATGAAATGGTTAATAGATTTAAAAAATTAGCAGGTATTATTTAATTTAATTTTAACAAGAAAAAAACAAAACAAAACAATTATTATGAGTCAATTAAACTCTCTTTTAGAAAGTGCTAATCCTTACAAGTCATTGCAAAGCGATGCTGCAAGGTTAGCCAACAAATGGGGAAAGACAGGATTGTTAGAAGGTATCGAAGGCGAAACCGACAAAAACAATATGTCTATGATCCTAGAAAATCAGGCTAAGCAATTAGTAACTGAGGAATCAAGTACAGGTGGTGGAGATGGTTCAGGAACATTTAGCGCTGGTACAGGTGCACAATGGGCTGGAGTAGCTTTACCATTAGTACGTAAAGTATTTGGTCAAATTGCAGCGAAAGAATTCGTTTCAGTTCAACCAATGAATTTACCTTCTGGTCTAGTATTTTATCTAGATTTCCAATATGGAACTTCAAAATCACCATTCACTTCAGGTGATTCAATGTACGGTGATCAAGATGGTAACGCTCCTTTCGGAAACGGTGCTACAGGTGGTCTTTATGGTGCTGGTAGATTTAGTTATTCTATTAACGATACTTCATCTGCAGCTACAGCTACTACAGCTTCAGCTGATTGGGCAGATATGAATTTCGATTCTAATTTCTCTGCTTCAGCAGCTGCTGGTGAGTACAAGAAAGTATTATTCCCAACTGCATCATTAGTAAACTTTGATACTAAAGCAGTTAGAGCTTTCCAACTTCACAATGGAGCTACTCTTGGAACAGGTGTTCCTGGTGTTCAAGAATCAGCTTTTACTTCATTAGTTGGAGAAAATGTTGTATTTATTGCAACTGGATCTTTATTAGATGATATCGAAGATGCTGGTGAAGCAGGTGTTGAGTATGTACTTCAAACTCTTGATAACGAAAGAGGTGATTTTGAAGCAGGAAATACTAACTTGAACGCTAACAATGCAATTCCAACACCATTTGAAATTCCAGAAATTAATGTTCAGATGAGAAGTGAAGCTATCGTAGCTAAAACTAGAAAACTGAAAGCTGTTTGGACTCCTGAGTTCGCTCAAGATTTAAACGCTTACCATTCTCTAGATGCTGAAGCTGAATTAACTTCAATCATGAGTGAGTATATCTCTTTAGAGATTGATCTTGAAATCATGGATATGTTGATTGAGTCTGCAAGTGCTGGAACTGAGTTCTGGTCAGCTATTAATAACAACACTA